ATGAATAAAGGATTAATGAATAAAGTCGCCGTTGTAACAGGCGCAGCGCAAGGTATAGGTCGTGGTATTGCTCTAAGACTGGCTCAGGAAGGTGTACATGTAGCCTTGGTAGATCTGAATGAACAACGACTTAATGAAGTAAAACAGGAAATTGAAAATTTAAAGGTAAAAGCCAGTATTTTTGTTGCTGATATCAGTCAGCGTGATCAGGTGTATGCCAGTATTGAACATGCCGAGCAGTCTTTAGGTGGTTTTGATATTATGATCAATAATGCTGGAATTGCTCAGGTTCAGCCTCTTGATGCAGTGACACCTGAAGAACTGCAAAAAATTAGCGATATTAATATTGGTGGAGTTCTGTGGGGTATTCAGGCCGCAGCTCGAAAATTTAAAGCGCGCCAGCAAAAAGGTAAAATTATTAATGCAGCTTCTATTGCAGGGCATGAAGGTTTTGCCATGTTAGGAGTATATTCGGCAACAAAATTCGCAGTCCGTGCTTTAACTCAGGCCGCAGCCAAGGAATATGCTTCACATGGCATTACGGTAAATGCATATTGTCCGGGAGTAGTGGGCACAGATATGTGGGTAGAAATTGATAAAAGATTCTCTGAAATTACCCATACCCCAATTGGTGAAACATACAAAAAATATGTGAGTGGTATTGCACTAGGGCGTGCACAAACACCTGAAGACGTGGCTGCGCTGGTTGCTTTTTTATCAAGTGAAGATGCCGATTATATTACCGGGCAGGCAATTTTAACAGATGGAGGTATGGTCTACCGCTAGTACAATATACACTGTCTAATTTTTAAAAATGTATAAACATAATCAGGCTTCTACTTAAACACATTAAATAATAAAAGGCCTGAGTACATAGAATATAACACTATCTTATTTGTACTCAGGTCTGTATTTCCTTAAGTTTTTTTAAGATATTTTTGTCAAATTCTGCTGTTTATACATAATATTATCCAGCCACTAGTCTATTGAAATACTAAAAGTTATCACTATATATGACCTATAGTTTTTTAAATTTTCGTCTATGTGTGCCAATTTTAAACCTGTTACGCATGTTCAGGTGCATAAACTTCAGTTACCGGATGTTCCTTTCGATTATCTCGAAGAAGTGTATCCAGCCTATGATTTGCCTTTACTATTTAAGTCAGAATATGGCTTTGAATGGCGTAGCGTAATGTTCGGACTGGTGCCAAAGTGGGCTCAGGATAAAAGTTCGGCTAAACGGACCTATAATGCCCGAAATGAAACTTTATTTGAAAAGCCAAGTTTCCAGGAGGCTGCATTTAAAGGTAAGTTTGGAGTTATTCCGGTGACCGAATTTTATGAAGCAAAATATATTGATGGTAAGGCTCAGCGTTGGGGAGTACGTCGCAAAGATGGCCAAGGCTTTTTCATTGCTGCCATTTATGAAATCTGTAAAATCAATGATGAAGTGATTCGCTCAGCCAGCATGATCACGATGGATGCAATTCAACATCGTGCATATAAGTAGATGTATTTAAATAATAATTATTGTAGAGATTACCTTCTTACTCACTATCTTACTCACAATTAATTTTGTTGTGAAAAAAAGGCCGCTAAATGCGACCAGTTTCTTCTTTCTTATTTTATGCATTTAGCGAACCTATATTACCACCATCTGTTTTTAGAATACACTCCAAAACATAGCTGTTCAGCCAGTAGTTTTTTCGGCCATCTTTATAAGGTTGCTGAATGCGTCCATCGTTAATCCGAGTATAAAGTTCTTTCTCAGATATATTCATACGGAGAGCAAACTCGCTTGTTGAGATTCGGCGCTCGGTATATGTCAGATCAAATGCAATACCCATATCAATCCTCCCGCTCTTTAACATCCAGCCTGATAACATCCTCACCAAACTTAAAGCTTTGTGCGATGTCCTTCTTCCCGTCATCTTTCCATACAAAGTATTCGATCCCAGCTTTTTCTAATGGCAGATCCATGGTTTCCATCATGAGGCTCATGAGTTTCACACTCTCCTCAAATTCAGCCAGACAATCATGAAGCCGGTCAGCAGGGATGCGATGAAAGTCTTTTAATGACCTTATTGTGTACTCGCTCATACCACCTCCAACCTTTTACCTGCTTCGATTTCTGCTTTAAGATCTTTAAGCCACACGTAGTCCAGATAAACCTTATCTAAATCCATGTATGGTAGAAATTGACGCTCTTTCTCGTGGTATAGGTACACATGGCCATCAAGCACAGAAAAATATTTTTGTAATTGAGGAAAATACCCATCAGGGCATGCAACAGTTGAGAGAACTAAAGCAGCAATCATTTCGGCTGGACCCTGTCCACCACATTTTTCAATCAGATTCATATCACCTCTCCCAAACTGATGACCACTTCTTCCGGTAAATCACTGTCTTTTGGGATCATTGTTGAGACTCCACGGCATCAGCTTTTCCATACTCACTGCCCAGAATCTCAATAGCTACTGGCGCAACCTTTAGCGATGTTTCAAACTTAAAATATTCACCCTTTTTCCAAGACAAGCCATAGCCAGAGCCCCAAGGCAAAACATCTTCAGCCAGAATGATCTTATTTAACTCATCATAGGTCATGGACTTTGGCTTCATAGCGTCATATTCAGCCTTATGTTCTTTGGCAGAAGCACGAGGTAAAACAGCCAAATAACCACTTTTATGCTTTGATGTTTTCCATTTTGTTTTATCAATTTCAGCCTTTGGATCTGCTGACATGTTAAAAAAACGGAGGCCATTTTGAATACTGTCGTGTGTTTGATGCATCTCAAAACCATAGTGTTTACAGAGTTTTGTGACTTGCTCATAAAAGGCATCACGCTTATCCATAAAAGCATCAATTTTTGCCAAGGTTTCAGCATCTTCAATTTTGTAAAAACAAGTTTGTTTAGTCATTTTATTTCCCATCTCAAAACCCCATCGCAGCCAGACCAAACCCAATCAGCCCCAACAGCAGCCAACCCAAAAACAAATATTCGAGGTGCTCCATGTGATGTTTTTTCATGTGGACTCCTCTAAACTTGCTGAACTATCTAAATGATCTGACTCCCAATCTTTTAAAATTTCCTCATACAAGAAATTTTCCTGTTCAGAAGGGCTTAAAGCGTTCCATTCGCTCTCACTTATATAGTCTTTTAAATAAACACTATCTTCGCGAGCTGATGCTGCATAACCTATCGACAAATAAAGCCGAACTTTTTGTTCTTCAAAGTTTTTAATCATTGGTTGGCTCCTGTGCTTCGATCAAAGGCTCAACTTCATCACGGATAGTGCATACAGTTGCTCTAAAAATAGGCGGTATATCAACGTCAAGACATTCAATGCAGGACTGGTAAATCGAGTGGATTAAGTCTTTTTCAACTAAAACAAACTCACCACCACCCAACTTTTGAACAGCATCTAGAGTTGCGCTAAGCAAGGCGTTTTCTTCCGGCACCGCTTTAACGGTCCGCTTTGCACGTAACCACATAACCCAACCAGTATTTAAAACTTCAAAAGCGAGCTCTTTGTCTTCATCTTCTGAAAACTCACTTTTGATTTCGTAATCACCGGTATTTTCATTAAAGTTGAAAAACGGTAGAAGGTGAGAGTGAATGAACTCAGCTTCAAATAACGGTCTTTCAACTGCCCATCTTGCTTGCTTTTCTTTAATATCCATCTTCACCACCAATCTTTTATTAAAATAAATAACTATGCTAAAAATCGGGTCTACTTTTTTATTAAAGTAGGTTTATGCGACTTTTAACTTCTGATTTAATGCGAGCTGGTCAATTGCCCGGTCTATTGTTTTATTGAAAGCAATCACGCTTTGCTCAAGCCCGGTAATATCTAAATCTTTTGTAAATACCCGGATAATCACCAGCTGCAAATACTCGGGCAGGCGAGGGTCATAACTCACGAAGTCGCACCATTCACGACGAGTACAAGCCAGCTGCCATGTAATTTGTGGAATGTACTCATCTGGCACTTTGCGACTGAGCAACGTGTTTAAATGCGTAGTAGTGTTTGGACACTTCACTTCAAGTTGACCCTGCTTGCCAACTAGGCCATCAGGAGAAGCGCCCGACATGACTATAGAAGGGTGGTCAATTAAACCTGTACCTTCTACAAATTCACCTGTTTCATTTTCATAAGCTATGATTGCATGTGGCTCATGATCGATTCCCCATTGCATCAACTGAGTGGTTTTAGCTTCTTCCTGAACGCCAGTTAGGCGCTCGGAAAGAATGATCAAACCTAATGAATTAAGCACTTTGCCCTTGGCTGGCTTAGCATCTATATCCTTGATGCGACTAGCAGTTACTTTGCCACATCGCTCAGAATGCCAGTCATCACTACGCTGGAGAATGTTCATAGGTTTCTCCTTCGCGAGCCAAAGCCTGATCAGCAAATTGTGCGATTTCTTTTAGACCTGCAGCATGATTTGACCAGAATGTGTTTTTCAAATTGCTGCTTGGTAGAGCAGAGTAGGCGGTCTGCAGGCGCTTAGTACCGTACTGTGCTTCATTTTTGAAGTGCGGCAGGTGTTCGGCTTCAAATGCTTGGTAGCCGTCAGGGTCACTGCTTGTCACTGTTCGTTCGGCAGAGGTAAAGCTAGCATGGTCGGCTAACTCGTCATCCGTATATACTCCTAGAATCACGTCAGGGAAGTGCAGTCGAGCCATTTTTTTAATCGCCAGATATGCAATCTGCTGGCGTGGGTCATTGGCCCAGTTTGGAGAGTTTCGAACATCCCCGACTTGAGCAAAAGACACGTCAAGAATGCGCGGACGATCCTCACCTTTGAGCACCACAGATACACGCACCCCAATATCATGCGCCTTGCAAGTCTTGCCTACCACTTTCGACCAATCCCCATACCATTCATAATCTGGTCGACCAACAATAGGGGCGCGAGAGATAATTACCGCATTGACCAGCTGAGCCTCATAGCCCAGATTACCGCTGACCAGATGTGTTTTTTGAGCTACAGCGAAAGGATTCATACCCCACTGCATCGCTTGCATCGTTACTGCAAGACAGTCGCCCGAGTTGCCCTGCAGGTGCTTTGGCACTGTAATGACTGCTTTACACATAAAGTCAGCAAATGCGACCATGTTTTGCATTGCCTGTGGATCTAAAACCAGTGCTGAGGTTTGAGCGTTGCCAGGTAGTGCTGGCGCGTGTGTTTGTACCGGTGCATTCATATTCTTCTCCTAAGCCTGTTCTGCTAATTTTTTAAAATGCTGGCAAACATTCCGAACAATCTTGAACAACCACTTTTCTTCTTTTTGAGTGGTGTGTCTTGAGGTTGTGTGGAATAATTGAACAATATGTTCATGGCATTCACGTTCGTACCAGTTGTATAGAAAATATTCTTCAATTGAGTCGTTGCCGCAGCTACCACGGTAGGCTGTCCAAGCACAATCCCAACAACGAATAGTTACTTGAAATGCTTGTTCGCCATACCACACAACAAATACGTCAATCGGATCTACACCGTTGTTTGCCGGAATGTGGTGCGCATGTACGCTTTTAACTTCCATCACACCGTCTCCAATTCCATCCCAAACAATCCAATTTCGCGCTTCACTTCTTCTAAGTTCGTGAAGTAATCAAACTGCTGGGTCGTCAATTCATCAATTGCGATAAACTCATCGTTAAACACACAGTCATCTGGCAGACCACGATAAGTCTTAACTGTGCACACCTGGTCTGTATCCACCGTACCGTCTTGCAGCACTAAGATGGATAGCGTGACGCGCTGGGTGTGCAAGTCATCAAGCAGCATGTACTGCGTGTCCAAGTGAATTTCGATACGGCCAAAATAGTGGGCTGCAAAATCAGGGTCGTAGTCGTGAGTGGTGAACTGCTCGGCAAAAGCGGTTTTGATTTTCATACCCGGCGCTCCTTCAAAATTTCTCTAACCTCAGTAGCTACCCTGCCAATATCCTCGTCATTCATTTTTCCAGTGCCAACCAAGCAAATAATTGCCTTAATTTCCGGCTTACTCCAATCGCTATCCGGCTTAGAATCCCAGTACAGCTTGAATACATGATTGCCATTCTTGTCAATGCTGAACATTGAGAACGTATTGAAACGCTGACGCTCAAGAAACTTTTGAAGCTTCTCTTTATCGCCACTGTAGGCGTGAAAATTTGGCTTAGCACTCATACCGCCTCCTTCGCCACAACAAGCTGTTCTTCAAACTCAGTAGTAAGCTCTGCAACGATTTTGCTGGTCATACCTTCTTCAAAATCAGGTGCACCTAAATCGCGGTCATCTGGTGTGATAAATCGAATTTCCCCCAGTTCAATCCATTGCTGACCATCTTCATTGACTTGCAGAACCTCAACTTGTAGTGAACAATCCTCCTGACCTTCTAGCCATACGATTGCCTTGCCGATAGATTCCGTGCCTTCGTGTTCATGCGGGTAAAGCTTGCCTTGAACTGATAGCTCTTGAAGGGCAACGAATGGTTTAGCCTGATTGATAGAGACTTCAACTTCTTGTGCAGGCCCACTAGCATCGGCGTAGTTGCAGCCTGTGATTAACGAAGCTGTAAGCAGGGTAATGAGTTTGGCGTTCATACAGCACCTCCGAATACTTGGCGAAGGGCAGCTACAACTTGTTTTACTTCTGAAGGCCTATATAGGCCAAAAGACATGCCACTATATCTCTCAGCGTTGTAACTAACAGTGTGAAATCCATCTATAGATTCATCACTAATATAACAACACTCCTCCCCATCCTTAGGCTTAAAAGGCGCAGGCACTTCAATACCGTTGATGTTGATAGTGCGAGGGGCGAGGCGGAATTTATAATCACAATTCTTGTATAGGAATTGATACACTTGACAATTCTCAACTGAAACCCACTGCTTATTGGATTCAATTTGAACTTCTTCACCATTCGCCAAAGCAATCAGCGCCTCTTTCCCGCTAATCAACTTGCCTTCATCATTATTTGCATTCATAATTAATTCACTCACTGTAGGGTGGGTCGGGCCTCAAGTAGTTACCGCTACGTTGGGGCTTTATTTTTTGTTGATAGAAAAATAATAACGTTGTTATTAATATTATGCAATAGCATTGCTAGTATTTTTTATTATTTTAATAATTGAGTTACAAAAAAACCCGCTCAATGGCGGGTTATTAATAATAAAGTTATTGCTTAGTGATAGCGTGCAGCTCTTTTAAACATTCTTCTATGCTCTACAACAGTACCAATAATCTCTACACGGCTCCGATCTGAGCGGATAATAGGGAAATCTGGATTTAATGGCACCAAGTCAAAAACTTCTTTTCCTTCTTCATTGATTCCGCGTGAACGGTATTTCTTAAATGTAATACCCTCTGGATCTTCAGCCATTACAAAATCAGTAGGCTGCGGTTTCACTTGAGTATCAATAATAATCAAGTCACCATCCCTAAAATCTGGCAGCATGCTATCTCCAATAACATAAGCACCAAATGAATTAGGACTCACATCCACACTAACAAAAATAAAATTATCCGATGGCATTTGTATCGCCTCCCGCCAGTTCCCTGCTTGTACATAAGTAAGGATAGGGACTCGCTTAAGGCCATCAAAGTCAGCTATTTCAATATTGTTATCTGCATAGTCTGTAATCTCTACAAGTGCAGACTCTAAACCAGCCGCCAATTCAGGGCTGATTTCATTGGCAGGCACACCAAAGTAATTAGATAGCTTAATTAAAGCATCTAAATTTAATGGTGTGCGCCCGTTCAGGTATGCACTAAAGGCTCCTTGCGTATTCCAGCCGCATGCATCGGACACGTCTTCTTGAGTGACCTTCTTGCCTTTGCTCTTTGCGGCAGCTTTGAAGTTCTCCCAAGCGCTTCTCAAGCGTTCAGCATCTTGCTGGCGTTCAGGTGAAAGCGGTTTCCTAATCATGATGCACATTTCTATTTCTACCCTTTGGTGCATTAAATCTTAATAACGTTATTATTAAACAACAAATAACAATGTTATTGCAAGTATATAATAGCAATGTTAGTATTTAATTGTTTTCCACTAACAATGTTATTTCTATGGAAACGATACTTTTAAAGGACATGGTGGAGCGTGACGGACAGATGAAGGCAGCCGACAAAATTGGATGCCATCAAACAGCTGTTAGTGCTGCCATAAGAAAGAAACGGGAAATTTATCTGGAGCTCAGAAACGGAGAGGTTGTTGCCGGCTATGAGATTAAGCCAGCTCTTGGTCTTCCGTTTATCAAAAACAAAAAAGCCTGATGGTTCAGATCAGGCTTTTTTACCTACCAACTCATGGAGTTAATAGATGAATACTAAGATTCAGCTAAATATAGCACAAGTGAAAACAATGTCCAGTCTGGAGATTGCTGAGCTGTGTTTAAAACGCCATCCAGATGTCAAACGCGACATTGAAGTGATGTGCAATCAGCTAATGGTAGATGTGAGCAATTTTGCTCATATCTATTTTGATTCAATGAATCGTCAGCAAACCGAATATCGACTAGACAAAGAAACAACTCTTTGTCTGGTTGCTGGATATTCAGCACCGCTTCGAATGGCAATCATTAAGCGCTGGCAAGAATTAGAGGGTGCAACTCGTTTACCCCAATCCTTCGCTGAAGCACTCCAGCTCGCAGCAGATCAAGCGCGCCAATTAGAAATCGCAGCACCTAAAGTTCAGTACTTCGACACCGTGGTAGAGCGTTCAAACCTACTGAATGCGACGCAAGTGGCTCAGAAGGTTGGTATGTCAGCCGTATGCATGAACAAATTACTTGATGAGCTAGGAGTATATAACCGCTGCGTCAAACGTAGTCGCGTTTTTCAACAATGGTTTATTGATCAAGGACTAGGGGAGCTTAAACAGACAGAAGTTGGCTATCCACAGGCCATGTTTACAACCAAAGGAGAAGCATGGGTAATTCAAAAATTCGTGTCAGAGGGAGTAACAGCATGAGTTTAGATGCTTCTTTATGGGCTTGGAAAGCGCCAGTAAAGTCAGCAACTCAAAGACTTGTGTTGTTGTCTCTCGCTGATCGTGCTGGCGAAAACCACACCTGTTTCCCTAGTGCACAACGTCTAGTTAAAGACACTTTGCTAGATCGAAAAACTGTTTTAGGTGCCATCACACAGATGATTGCTGATGGTTTGATTAAAGATACAGGCAAACGTGTTGGTAATGGAGTTCGAGTTTTACAGCTTATTGGGGTGAATGGCCGCGAAGGAACCGATACCGAAATTGGTACCGGTACCAAAAACGGTACTAGTACCAAAAAAGGGATGCCTACCAGTACCAAAAACGGTACCCCTACCGGTACCAAAATTGGGATACAGAATCTCCCAATGAATCTATCAATGAATCTCTCATACGAACACGAGTGGATTCCTAATTTAGAACAACTGGTCTCGGTATTAAAACAGAAAGGGCATGAGCGTAATCTCAAGCACATTATTGAGCTACCTAGTTTTGAATTTGAGCTAGGTCATTTCAATGAGCACAACTCTGGTCGCCTAATTGGTGATGGCAAAAAACTCTATTCATTCGCTACGTGGATCACTGACAAGTTTGAGCGCCATGTAAAAGCCAATCCTGAATACTTGAATCAGGTACCATCCCAACCTGAACAGCACTCCACTGTTACTCCACCTCCAATGATCCGCAAATCATACAAGGGGGTGAACAATGGATAAGCTGTATTCAATAGCAACAGAACAAGGCGTTCTATGTTCATTCATGACGTTGTCAGACGGTATAGACCAGCTCATTGAGAAGGCTAAGACCGAATGGTTCTTTGCTCAACGTCATCAGGTCATCTTTACTGCAATCAAGGCAATTCATGATCGTGGTGAAAATATCGATGTGCTGTTAGTCCAGGATGAAATCAATAAGCGTATTGAAGACCGTCAGCAAGTACCTGAAGAGTATCTTCTTGAGCTGATGGGTGCACCTGTTGTGATTAGCACCTTGGAAGAGCATCTGGACAAATTGAAACGCCTATCTGTACGTAGAGCCTATGCAGATGTAGCCCGACTCATGCAGGGCATGGCAATGGATTTCACGACCAGTGTTGATGACCTTATGACCAAGGCTCAAAACCTTCTGGCTGATGTGAACCATACCGATGACTCAGGAAATCTGCGAAGTGCATTTGAGCTAGTCGGTAATCTCTATGTTGATATTGCAGAGACCATGGAGGCGCGTGCTAAAGGCCAATATATCGAGACAGGTATTCGTACCGGCTTTATCGCCTTGGATAACAAGATCGGTACTTTAGAGCGCGGCAATCTAATCATCATTGGTGCCCGTCCTTCAATGGGTAAAACCACTTTCATTCAGAACATCATGGCAGACATGGCAGTGAATCAGGATCTTTCAGTCCTGTTCATGTCTTGTGAAATGACAGATGAAGAAATCTCCAAGCGTCTTACCAGTGGCTTGAGCGGTATCCCGTTAAAGAAAATTAAAGCCAAGCACATTGAACAGGATGACTGGCCGTTGTTCATGCAAGCCAGTGAAGCATTAAAAACTGCAAAGCTTGCTGTGAATGACAAATCGAATGCGTCACTCAGTGATATTCGTGAATCTGCTCGCCAGCTTAAGTTTAAACATGGCCGCATCGATGCAATTTTTGTCGATTATCTCCAACTCATGAAAAGCCCGGTTAAGTCAGATAACAAAGTTGTTGAGGTGGGTGCCATTTCAATGGGCCTAAAAGCGATTGCTAAGGAGTTTGATTGTGTCGTCATCGCTTTGTCTCAGCTAAGCCGCCAATTGGAAAACAGACCGAACAAGCGACCTGTGAATAGTGATCTGCGTGAATCAGGCCAGATTGAGCAGGATGCGGATGTGATTCTCTTTATCTATCGGGATGAGGTCTACAACAAGGACACCAAACAGCCAGGCGTTGCGGAAATCATTGTAGGCAAATGCCGTGATGGTGAAACCGGGACAACTTACTTGGCAACAGATCTGGCAAGAGCATCTTTCTGTGAGCTGGATGCGAAGTATTACGAGAGTATGGGAGGTGGGGTGTGAAGGATCAGCATGACAACAAAACCGTGGATTGGGTTCGATCAAAGCACGCAGTCAGACAAGGCGAAAAAATGATTCTGGTCTTGCGTCGCATGATTGCTAAAACAGGACGCACCTCAGTTAAAGAAGTAAATGAATGGATTGGTGGAACAGCTCGGCCAGCTAGAACATTTGTGGAGCAGCTTGAATTGGCCGGGTATGTAGCAGGGGATAAGCAAAACCCAGAAGGTTTTAAACCAACTGAAAAAGCCAAACAGCTATTTGGAGTACAGGGATGAAAAAGACAAAACAAAAACTATCCGCAACTTGGGAAATTCTATCCACAGCTGAGTATGTGGAATCACTGGATCGCAATGTAAATGACGATGATCTGGTGAAGATTTACCAGGGTTCATTCGTTCCATTGTTTCTGGCTCATCGTGTAGAACGCAAGCAAATCTGGAATGTGACAATCAAGACTATCGCCAAGGCTGACGATGGCACTTTGCATGAGCATGAAATGGAATGGTCTTTCAATAAACCAATGAGCATCAAGGAAGTGATCAATGGTGCCAAGCATATCAAGGTTGAAAGCGATGGCATCAAGACACGCTGGCAAGGCGTATCAAAGCAATGGCTTGATGCAGTGGATGAAGATTTAAAAGGGCTTAGAGCTGTGAGCGCGTGGGCTACTGCAACGTGTGTGGGGATGGTTGAGCAGAGAAATCCAGCAGCGGTGCTACTAGGCAAGATGATCAGTTGGGGAGCCACCGCATGACTAAGCATGACAACGTGAGCCTAGGGGAATTATGAAAGCGACTGAGTTTGTGAAGAAGTTTGGGTGGGATGAGGCTAAACGGATCATTCAAGACTACCCATCACACACTCACGTTACCAGCGATGCAAGGATGTTTATAAACGAGCATTCTTGTATAGAAGAAATTAAGCATCAACTGGTTGGGTTGGTCAAGATTTGCGAACTAAAACGCCTTGTTGAGAGTCGTGAGCTTGTTGAGAGGACTGGCGGACTAAGAGAGTGCAGGCTTATGTCGTATCGAATGAATGTTGGTGATCGACTTGCCCAAGCCATCGCAGATGTGGAGGCATGCCATGAAGTCAATTGAGGATATGGCGCAGGAATGTTTGCTTAAACTCCTGTCGAGTTATACCGCCAATGAATTGAGCGAACCAGATCGAGAAGAGTTGGTCTACGTCTGTATTGAGTTAGCCAAAGAACTACAAACCGAACTCAACAAACTCAACCGAGGCGTACCAGATGCCATTCTCGAAGCTGAACGCCGGAAGTGTGAGCACTACTGGAGTGATTTTGGGTATTGCATTAAGTGCGGACAGCGTGGGGAGTTTCTGCGAGGTGAGCATGACTAGATTCCAACAGGAAGCCGCAGTGCTTCTAATCTGCAACGTCATTCTTTTCGCAGAGTTTAAAACAACTCTACTTGGCTTTGTGATGCTCTTTTTGACATCGGCATTTGTTGTGATGATGTGGCGAGGTGCTAATGACTAATCTCCGTATCACCGCAGCACAGGCAAGAAAAGCCGGACTAGGCCCTCGATTTGGTGTGAAAACCAAGTCGGGGAAGCGTACAACCAATTCAGATCCGGTGCCGAAAGTGCCGGCCCATCTGGTCGAAGGTCAGGGCTTTGGACCGATGAACAATGAACTGCTTTGGTGTGAAGTTTTAATCACTCCGCCGACAGTCAACCACTACTGGATTCGGGGTAAGAACAAGACTAACCGACTCAGTAAGCGTGCAATCCACTTTATTGATGTTATGAAGCGTTTTATTGAGCCGGCAGGGTACTTAGGCAGAGTTCGCGTAAAGATCGAATACGCGCCACCTGATGCGAAAGTAAGGGACATCGATAACATCGTGAAGCCTTGCTTTGATGCACTGTCAAAAGCTGGACTGATTCAGGATGACAGTCAGGTGGATGAACTGACAGTTAAACGGTTGCCAGTCTTCAAAGGCGGAAAGCTGGTAATTCAGGTTGAAAAGTTGAAGGTATAAGGGGAATGGGATGAATGCGGCAGTGAAAACACAAGTAATGGATTGGGCGAAATATACAATTGATGGCTGGCTGGAGCAGTTCGGGGCTTGGTGTGAGACTGAGCGCATGAGAGGAGGAGACTATCCCGATGGTTTGCATATTAATCAGATTTACTGGTTGATGCGTGAAGCAGGTAAGGAAATGCCGAAGGGTAAGGCCTATATCCGTTGTGAGATTAGCGACTTTGAGGCGGATCAGGTGCAGGCGTTGTTGAGGAGTATCTTTCAATCTGAGTCAGTGGATTTTACAGCCAAGTATGCAGTGATGTGTCTGGTGAAGCATAAGGTGGAGAATCGCTCTTTAGGTGCTGTTGCGGCAATAACAAATCAATCAAAAGGGCAGGTGAATATAATGGTTGGTTGTGCTAGATTCTTCATTTCAGGACGTTATAATTTTTTAAAAATGGGGTAAAAAATGAATCTGGTAAAATCTGTAAGTGGTAAAACTTTAATGGATATTGAAACGGAGATTAATGATTTCTTGAAGTCTTATAAAGGTGAATTGATTCATTTTCAAATCCTTAAAAATGAAGAATATAATCGATATGAAGCCTTATTTTCTTATAAAAAATCTGACCCTACCAAGAAATGATTGACCGTTTAAACGCCAACTGCTATATTTCTGTTATAGTGACCGAAGTGTACGTTGAAACACTAAAGTTAATTAAGAAGCTCGCCAAATGGTGGGCTTTTTTTGTGCCTGAGATTTCTTAAACCTGAACAATTGGTGATCTTATGAAATAACGTCAACCATTAGGTAATTCGGATTTGTGACGCTGTGTATTAACTTACTCAGCTATCAGCGCAAACGGTGGGATGCAGAAACCAACCGTATAAATCGGTTTGAATCCAGTGCGATTTCGTCACGTACTGAGTGGGCCTAAGAGAAATACTAGATCTGGGATGACAACCCGACCAATACGGAACGAAAATTAAGAAATCAGATTGATAGCCCATTTCGAGATGATGGATTGATGAGTAGCGTCTGGCCCCGCGGAGAGGGCTTTTCTTAATACGCCATTAGCTCAATCGGATAGAGCATGGGTGTTCTATACCAATGGTTGTAGGTTCGAGTCCTACATGGCGTGCCAATGAGAAAAACACAATAAAGCGTGAAGGCTGGGATGGTTAGAGAGGTGTTTGATGAAGCAAGCTACGTTTTCACCAGTATTTGCATCAATGTATTGTGGGCTATGTGACATTGCCAGAAATAACGGCTATGCACTAACAGTTCATGGGACTATGAATCTTGATTTTGATTTAGTTGCCGTACCTTGGACGGACAAAGCAATTGAGCCGCAAGATTTAATCGAGTTAATGGCTGATCGCTGTAATTTGATGACTGGTCAGGAATTCGGCACAGGGGTTTATCAGAAGGCCCCAGAAATTAAGCCGCATGGTCGATTGGCTTGGTTGATTATAGTTGGTAGTGGTGCTGCTTTAGACATCAGTGTAATGCCTAAGCTAAGTGGTTGAAAACATTATCGTACGATAATTAAGGAGAAAAGGAATGCTCCGATATATACGCCAGATATTCTGCTTTCATGCGTGGGAATTTGAGAATGATGTGTTCAGGGTGAAAGAGTGTAGGAAGTGTGGATTGATATTAAAGCATATTAATCAATAACTTATTATAAAAAAACTCTTTACTTCTTTGGTAATAACCTATAACTTTTAGTTATGCATATTGCTAAATGGAGTAATAAGATGCGTGATGTAAATGTAAGTGATGTGGTTAGGCTGCATTCTGGTGGACCTGCAATGACTGTAGAAAGCATGAATGGTGACGACATTACCTGTGTGTGGTTTGTTGATGAAATAAGGCAAACAGCCTTATTTAAGCGAAGTAATTTGAGAAAAGTAACTGTAGGTCAGTTTAAAGCTACTTCAGGACATAGGTATTAACAGGGCGCTTCGGCGCTCTTTTTTGTTTGAATTAAGCCCTCTTCGGAGGGTTTCAGTGTCTTAATTCTGCTGATTTTAGTATAATAATTAAACGTTATTATAGGGATAGGCGCATGCTTTATACTGAAAATATAGTAAAGCACAAAGCAACAGGGAAGCTATACGAATGCACATGCAGTGAAAAGAATGGCGTTATCTGTGTTAGAGATATTGACACTTTTATTTCGTTGCGAGAAGGAAAAGGGATGTTTGAGGACGAACATCCAGCAACGGATTTCGAAAAGGTTGCGAGCAGCAGGTTGCACCTAAAATCATTAAATCTTTAAGCCCGCCTAGTGCGGGTTTTTTAATGTGAGGCATTTATGTCAGAACAAATCAATGAAGTGGAACTTCCACCTGGTGCACTTGAGTTGGAGAACGCGGATTATGAGAAGTTCTGTCTTGAGTACATCAAAACCAATAGTGTTGCTGAAGCTGGTCGGATTGTGGGTTGGGCCAAGCGTCAAAACTCGCACAAGATTTATTTACGGCCCGAAGTTCAAGAGCGCATCAAGTATTTAAAAAGTGAGATGCTGGCAGAATTAGGGTTGGACACATTTTACGTGCTGAAGAACCTGAAATCTGTTGTTGAGCGGTGTATGCAGGCTGAAGAGGTTTTGGATCGTGAAGGTAATCCTGTGTTTATTCAGGGACCAGATGGTGACTATGTGCCTCAATACAAGTTTGATCAGGCAGGTGCAAACAAGTCGCTTGAGCTTATTGGTAAGCATGTGGGTATGTTCAATGACAAAGTGAAGCATGAGCATACCGGCGCTGATGGTAAGCCAATCAGCATGAGTTTAGAGGTGGTATTTACGAATGAGCCAAATCAAGGTACCGACTAAATTCAAATCGCTTTACTTATACGAATCTAACCCGCAAAAACTGTTTTATGTGTACCATGGTGGTCGTGCTGGTGGTAAATCATGGGAAATAGCCAGATTTCTACTGATTGAAGGCACCAAGAAGCCGCACCGAATTTTATGCTGTCGTGAAACTTTGGAGTCTATTGAGGATTCTATTCATGCCTTGCTTAAGGACTGGATTGGTCGGCTGAATTTAGGCTGGTTTTATGAGGTTCTGGATAAAGAAATTCGAGGCGCAAATGGCACGCTGTTTGTGTTTAAAGGGCTCCTTGATCATACAGCAGAACGCGTCAAATCATTTGAAGGGGCAACTATCACTTGGGTTGAAGAAGCTCAAACCGTTGGAAATCGCTCACTTGAATTGCTCATTCCTACTGTAATCCGTACCGAACGCCCACTGATTATTTTCAGTCTCAATCCTAAGTTGCCAAGCGATCCAGTCTATCGGAACTACATTGACACACCGCGTGAAGATACTGAGGTGATTTCTGTCAATTACTACGATAATCCGAATTGCCCGCCGGAAATCACGCGTATTGCTGAGATGTTGAAAGAATCCAGCTTTGATGAATATGAACACATCTATTTAGGTGTGCCAAAAACTATTGCAGATGGTGCAATTTACAAGGCTGAATTTGAGTTAATCAAAAAAGAAAATCGCATCTGCCGAGTGCCGCACGAGCCTAATTTGCCTGTGTACACATCATGGGACTTGGGGATACTTGACCCGACTGCAATCTGGTTCTTTCAGATTTATGGCAAGGAAGTTCGTGTCATTGATTACTACGAAGCGAACAATGAGCCACTATCACACTATGCCCGGATTCTTGATGAGAAGAAGAAAGAGTGGGGCTACATGTATGAAAAACACTTTGCACCGCATGATATTGCAGCACGCGACTTATCAAGTGGTGTGAGTCGTGAACAGACCATGGCAACGTTAGGTTATCGCATGTCGAAAGGCGCAAGGCTAGGGGTTGAGGATCGTATTGAAGCCACCCGCCAGATGCTCAGGAATTGCGTATTTGATGCTGAAAGATGCAAAGCAGGTGTTCGAGCATTGCAGAACTACAGACGCGCCTTTAACGACAAATTAGATCAGTTTAAGGCTGTACCTGTGCATGACTGGGCTTCACATGGTTCAGATGCTTTTGGTGAAGGCGCAATTAACATTAACAAGATGCATGAGGCATCAAAACCAAAACCGATACCACTTGGTAGACGCAGTGGATGGATGAGCTAATGTCAGAGAAAGATACAAAAATTGATATTCTTGACGAGATCAAGAAAAGACGTGACGAGGCTCAGTCATTCTGGTCGGATAACTATGAGCGCGGCATTGAAGATAAAGAGTTTGTCACTAAAAAAGGTGCACAGTGGGAAAAAGGCGCAGTTGCAGAACGTCAAGCTGCGGGCAAGCCAAGTTTAGAGTTTAATCTGGTTCGTGCTTACTGTCGTCAGCAGATCAACACTCAGCGTCAAAACCGACCACAGGCAAAAGTTGTGCCAGTAGATAACGGTGCCGATCCAGAAATTGCAAAGCTGATTGAAGGCTTGATCAAAGACATTGAAGAAGCAAGTGACTTTGAATCTGTGGCAGATATTGCAGCCGAGAATGCGGTTTATGGTGGCCTTGGATTCATCCGCATTGTAACCGATTACGTGAGTCCATTGTCTTTCAACCAAGAGCCTAAATTCATGCCTGTTCACAATCCGCAGGCAGTCTTGCTTGATCCGCTCTCACGCGCTTTGGATGGTTCTGATGCAAATTGGGCTATCGTTGCGGAATGGGTGGCAAAAGATCAAATCAAAAGCCAGTATGGTGATGATGCGCTCAAAGACTTTGACATGGACAGCAAATGGTTTAACGCAACAGAACAAACCGTTTGTATTGCTGAATACTTTAAAAAAGAAGAAGTGGCAGACACACTGGTAATGCTTGAAGATGGCTCAACACTTTATAAGTCTGAGTTGCTTGCTGAGCTTGATGTGGACGAAAAAGAGCTTGAGGAATCTGGTCTTGTTATTCAAGAGCGTGACACTACACGCACAGAGATCAAATGGTATAAAGTGTCAGGCTCTAAAGTTCTGGAAGAAACCACTTTTCCCGGGCGATTCATCCCGGTTATTCCGGTGTATGGTGAAGTTACTGATATTGAGAATGAGCGATACATCTTCTCGTTGGTTCACTTTGCAAAGGATCCACAACGGCTTTACAACTACTGGAAGTCTACAGAAGCACATATCTTGCAAAAAAATCAGGATGATATTCTGGTTGCAAGTGCTGAGAGTATTTCTGGCTTTGAAGAACAGTGGCAAGACCCGAGTAAATATGCTGCTGTGCAGGTGAATGATTACAATGAAGAAGGCAAGCCAATCCCGCGACCTATGCGTGTTGGTGCGGCTCAACCACCTGTTGGAATTCTGAATGCTGCTGAAAGCTCCAAAATGGCGATTACAGACATTTTAAACATGCATGCACCGATTATGGGTGGGCAGGGTAATGAAACGTCTGGCGTGGCAATTGGGATGCGTCAGCGACAATCTGAAACAGCACAGTTCCACTTGCAAGACAATTTGAATAAATCAGTGCGCCAGTGTGCTCGCATTCTGCTCGATTTAATCCAGGCACTTTACACAGTTCCGATGATGCGCCGAGTGATTGGCGTTGATGGTGAAGCAAAAAGTGTGCAGTTGTTTGACGAGCTGGCAAATGGTGTATTGGCCGACCCAACCATTGGCCGTTATGACGTTCGCATGGATACCGGTCCATCATTCAATACGCAACGTGAGCAAAACTTTGCACTGATGATGCAGTTGCTCAGCATGAATCCGCAGTTGTTCAGCTTAATCGGCGACATTCTTCTACAGAACTCTCCGCTACTGAACGCAAAAGAAATTGCAGAGCGTATTCGTACAACCATGCCGCCTAAGTTATTGGGTGAAGGTGAGAAGCTTGATCCTGAACAAGCCAAAGCGCAAATCATGCAGCTTGATGAGCTTGTACAGAAAATGACAGGTGATCTTGAAGCCTTGCAAGCGCAGTTGAATGACAAGGATCAGGAACGTCAGCTGGAAATGTTTAAGGTTCAGCTACAGGCTGAGAAAGACATTCAAGTCGCACAAATTAACGCTTCAAGCCGTGCTGATGTTGAGGAACTCAAAGGAGTAACTGAGCTGATCAAGCAAAACCTGAGCAATATGCAAAACATGATGCAAAACATTCCGCAAGGATGGTTGCAACAAGGTGAGGGTATAGAAAATTACGCTCCACCACAAAACGATTTAACTTCGCAGACTGACTGGCATGAGCCGCCACCAGAAACTGCGTCAAGCTTTGAAAGCCCTGCCACCGAGCAGGGCTTTTTAATGCCTGAAGAAATGGCTCAGACCCTCGCTCTCAGCCCTGATCAGACTGAGGAACGCGCAATGATCAATGAAGGTGGCTTGCCACCAATGGAGCTAGACAATGGACCAGAACAATTCTGAAACTCAAGACAACGTAGACACCGCTACTACGGAAAATAACAGCGTAGACAGTCAAGAGCATGAAGAACAGCAGGAACAACAAGTTGAAGCAGGCAAGCAAACTTCAGAAGAAGAATTATCCGAAGAAGAGCAAGCCAAGCAAAAGCAGGAGCAACGGAAATTTCGCTCGCAAAAACGCGTAGAAGAAGCTATTGCTCGCGCTAAAGCTGCTGAAGCACGTGCGGCAGAACTGGAAGCAAAATTAAATGCACCAGCGCCTGTTGCACGCCCGAAAGTAGATGATTTTGAGTCATACGAAGAATATCAGGATGCTCTTGAAGCCTACCAAATTGAGAAGGCTGAACAGAAAATCTTGGAAAAACTTCAAAAAGAGCAGTCACAAAAATCAGAGGTTGAGCGTCAAGCTGCTTTTGAATCGGCTGTGTCTGAATTGCAGGACGAAGGTGTTGATGTAGAAGGCTTGATGAAAAAAGCCGAAACATTGCCGCCATTGCCTGTGACTTTAGATCAATTTGGTCTAAGCGCAAAAGAAGCACTGACACTTGCTGCCGACCTTCTTCAAAACGAAGAGCTTTACCATGAGCTGGCCGGCATGAATCCTTATCAGGCTTCAATGCGAATTGGTCAGATTATTGGCTCAAAACAATCAAAACCTGCTGCACCGCCGGTTCAAAAAGCTCCAAAACCTATCAATCCAGTACAAGCGAATGCTCCTGTCAAACGTAGTGCAGAGAGCATGTCAGATCAAGAATTCTTAAAATCACGGGGTCTATAACCTATGGCTAACAAACTATTAACACATTCAATCATTGCAAAAGAAGCAGCGGCAATGCTGCTAGACCAGTCTGTTTTTGTGCGAACTATCAGTCGTGAACGCGAAAAGGATGTTCGTAAAGAAATTGACGGCTACAAAACTGGTGGGAAGGTCACTATTCGCATCCCGCCGGTGCCTGTCGTAACAGATGGCAATGTTCTTAACAGTGATGACCAGAACATTAATGCTCAAGAGCAGGAAGTTACTCTAACCATCGACACGCATAAGCATGTTGGTTTGAATTTCGGTGTTTATGAGCGCGAGCTTGAACTTGCTGATTATAAAGAGCGTTTCTTACGCCCAGCAGTAAACTCACTGGCAACGGCTGTTGATGCTGACATTCTTCGCAAAGGGATCGTCACTGTAAATAACTTTGTGCTGTATGGCGCAACCGAAAAACACCCGCTGGCACCGTTTGGCCGTGCACGTTCAGCAATGAACCGCGCCCTGTCGCCAGATGTGGATCGTAAGGTGATTATTTCAAGTGATTTCACTAATGAAATTGTTGATACCAGCGGCACTTTATTTAACCCTCAACCAGAAATCGCAAAACAATACCGCGAAGGCTATATTGGCCGTGCTCGTGGTTACGACTTCTTTGAATCAGAGCACATCTGGGCAATGCAGGTTGGTAAGGTTACCGGCATGACTGTCAATGGCGCAGGCCAGACCGGAAAGCTTCTGGCGGTTACAGGCCTAACCAATGGCGATGTAATTGAAGCTGGACAGGTTTTCTCTATTCCAGGTGTTTATATGATTCATCCGATCACTCGCCAGAAAACCAGTCATTTAATGCAGTTTGTAGTGCTTGAAAAAGTCACTGCGGGTGGCGCAACAGCAACTCTCAAAATTTACCCTGAAATCATTCCAAATCTGGACAGCAATGGTAAGCGCAATGCGAATGCGACCGTTGACGTGGCTCCGGCTGCATCTGCTGCATTGTCTTTTGTGGGTACGCAAGGTGATCTGATTGAACAGGCTCTGGCATACGATCCACACGCATTCGCTGCTGCCTTTGTGCCAATTGGTGTGATTCCAAATGCAGAAGGCTACATGTTCAAATCTGACGCATTTGCTGTGACCGTGCAAACAGGAGGTGATATTCGCACACTCAGCACCGATACGCGTCTTGATGTTCTGTATGGCTTCACTACTGTGCGCGGCAACCATGCTGCGCGTGTAGGTATTAAACGTACATAAAATTGGGGAGCTTCGGCTCCTTTCTTTTTAACCTGAAAAGGACAAGGAAATGGAAAAGAACTATCCAAAAATGTTGTACAAAGGCGATCAAAGCAACTTCCAACACATCATTGCCGAAAACTCTGAGCTTGAGCGTCAACTTAAAGATCAGGGCTGGCAAGAGCATGCTGAACTAAAAGAGCCTGATCCAGTTGATTCCAACGGTCTTGATATTGGCTTTACTAATCAGGAATCCTTTCAGTACACCGATGGCGTATCTCAGGCTGAATATGACGAAGTAGTAAGTCAACGTGATTCAGCGGTAGCCAAAATTACCGAACTTGAAGAACAGCTTGCTAATGAAAAGCGGGATAATGCTTCTTATCGCAAAACTATTCGCTACAAGGAAATTGAAGATTTACCGGCTGATGATCTTCGACAAATCCTTGATGACCGAAAAATTACTTATGGCGCACGTACTGGCAAGCCTGAACTGGTGAGCATGGTTCTTGAGTCAGAAGAAAAGTTGAATGAAGCCCAAGTGAAGGAATAACTATGAACGTCAGCAAAATTGTAGAAGCAGCGTTAAAGCAGCTAGGTGTGCTTGCGGCTGGCGAAACAGCTCAAGGCGACGAGATTGCTGACGCTCTTAGCTCACTTCAGGATCTTTTGCATCAATGGGCGACAGACCGCTTATATGTGCATAAAGCCACTATTTTGACCTTACCGTTGAGTAAAGGCGCAAATACCTACCTCATTGGCAAAATAGAAGGGGATTGTTGCCAGTACGAATTAACTTGCTGTGGCGAGGTTTTACAGCGGCCAGATTTGACCGCAGAAATCTCACATATCTCTGAACGTGCCTGGCTGGATGATGAAGAAATCACACTGGTGCGAGATACAAATAGCAGTAGCAATTCATGCTATGTCCGCGTCTGGTATGAAGTGGATAGCCCAAGCTGGCGATTTCATGTCAAAGATCATGCAAAAGAGTTGAAGATTAAGGTTTTCACTCTGCCTTATGACTTGTGCCCGCATGATGAATTGCACCTGCCTCCCCATTATGAACGTGCTCTAAAGCTAACGCTGGCTCTTGAGATAGCACCTATGTTCGGTGTTGAGCCCTCTGGACTGCTTCTGAAGAATCAGGCAAATGCGATTGAGTTTTTAAAGCGTAGCAATATCACTCCGCTTTATGTGAAAAACAGTTTGCCGGTAGGAGTGACCCAGACATGGCCATAATTGATATTCCTATCGTTGGGCAGTCCTATCACTTAAAAGACTGGTCCATTGACTGTCAAAGAACATTAAACCTTTATCCGCAAGTTGTGGAGAGTGGGAATGCACCACAAGTGTCAGCACTTTTACCGACTCCCGGACTAAAGAAAAAATACGAATTATCAGGCCGTGTACGAGGCATGTATGCACTGACAGACCGGTTACTTGTGGTTGCAGGTCAAAAGCTTTATTCGATTAGCAAAAGTGATCAGATTGAAGAAATTGGTGAAGTTGCTGGGGTAAATACGGTCTATTTTGCTGATAACTCGATTCAGGTCATGATTGTGAGCAATAAGGCTTATAGTTTTAATCTCAGGACTAATACCTTAAGCACAATGAGTGGACCAGAGTTTTTTGGTGCATCTGATGTCGCTTTTCTGGACTCACGATTTATTTGGACGGTACCCAATACTGGCCGGTTCCAATGGTCAGGATTGCTTAATACTGACACCACGGCACTATCTTATGCCACGGCTGAAAGCAAGTCAGATAATCTGGTTCGCTCGATTGTGAACAACGGCAACCTATGGTTAATTGGCGAAAAAACCACAGAAATTTGGGCACCTACAGGCTCTAGCGAACAGCCATTTCAGCGCATGTCTGGCGCATTATTACCCATCGGCTGTATTGCAAAAAACTCAATCAGCACCATGGGGCCGAGTCTGGTCTGGCTCTCTCAGTCAGAACATGGTCAGGGTCAGATTGTGATGACGCAGGGCTATCAGGTGCAGCGAATCTCTAATCATGCAATAGAGGCTGAAATTGCCAGCTATGACCAGATTTCCAATGCATACGGTTTTGCATATCAGGAAAATGGGCATGCATTTTATTTAATTTCATTTCCATCTGAGCGCAAAACACTGTGCTACGACTTGGCTACTCAGATGTGGCATGAGCGCAGTTACTTCAATCTCGAAACTTACAAGCATGAGCATCACCGTGCGCTCTCATACTGTTTCTTTAATGGGATGCAGCTTGTAGGTGATAGGGTAGATGGACGCATCTATGCAATGAGCACAGAAAGCAATACAGATGATGGTGCGCTCATTATGCGAGAGCGTGTTACTCCGGTCATTAATCCGCACACACAGCGAATTATTTTTGATGAGCTAGAGCTAAGTGTTCAGGCAGGACAAATTGATAACACCAAGCCGCAAATTATGCTGGACTGGTCTGATGATGGGGGGCGCACATGGTCATCCACACGTCAGGTTGATCTAGGTGGTGTCGGAGAGTTTACCAAACGCATTTTATTCCGCCGGCTTGGACAATCCTTTAAGCGCGTATTTCGATTACGCATGACAGATGCAGGGCGGCTGGTATTGCTTGGTGCTAAAGCGAGGGTCAGATAATGGCTGAAAAACGACTCATCCCCCCATTCAGTGAACCCATGTTTATTAATAATCAAATGTCGCCTACGTGGCGGCTTTTTTTTGAGGAAGTGGCTAAAGCAATAAACCGTTTAAATGAACTGGAGAGTACCAATGAGCAAAGTAACGGTTGAGCGAGAACGCTGGATTGATTGTATTGATCAAGTCATGCCGCTTTGTATTGCTGTTCATAATCTTGATGAAAAAGATGCATTAGGCCTTGATCTGGATTTTGATTTTGAGCTGTATGAGCAGTCTGAAGCATCAGGGCAGTTTCATTGTCTGGTTATGCGTGAGAATGGCATTCCGATTGGTTTTCACTGGATCACAATGAATCCCTTAGCGCGATTTAAAGGCAAATGGCAGGCATGTACTGATGCAATTTATGTAGCGCCTGAACATCGAAAACACTCAAATTTTCTTATTCAGTGCAGCGAAGAATACATTAGAAAGCTGGGCTGCTATACATGGGCACTGGCAACACTTGACGCATGTTATCGGGGCGCAATGTGGGAGCGAAAAGGCTTTAGAAAAGCAGAAACAATATTTATGAAGAGGGTGTGATATGTCAAAAGTCATCGGATCCATCACTGGCGCAAATAATCAAGCGAAGGCTGCTAATAATGCGGCAAATTTACAATACCAGTCTACAAAAGAAGCATCACAAATACAAAAAGATATGTATGACCAGACTCGCCAGGATTTAAGTCCGTACACTCAAGCTGGTGCAGATGCACTTAAGCAGTTGATGGGTGGCATGGGGCAGGGCGGTCAATTCATGCAGTCATATACAGGACAGGATCTTTACAATGACCCTTCTTATCAGTTCCGGATACAACAAGGGCAAAATGCGATTCAGTCCGGTGCAGCAGCTCAGGGTGGACTACTGAGCGGTGCTACGCAAAAAGCATTGATGAATTATGGGCAAGAAGCGGCCTCACAAGAATTTCAAAATGCTTACAGCCGTTTTGATGCTGGACAGACTAACCAATATAACCGCTTGGCTAATCTTGTTGGAATGGGGCAGAACGCAGCCGCACAAACAGGTAATGCAGGACTACAAACTGGGCAGGCAATTGCTAACAATACAATGTCAGGTGCTAATGCTCAGGCTGCTGGAGCAATTGCAGCAGGCAACAAAACTGCGAATAACTTTAATTCCATGCTTGGCGCAGGGCTGGGTATTGCAGGGTTATTCATTTAGGAGAAAATCATGCTTAATCCAGAAATTATACTTGCTGGGCAAAAGCAGCCGGCCAATCCATTTGAAACAGCAGCACAGGGCTTGCAATTTGGTCAGGCCTTAAGACAGCTTCTTTCAGGTCGTCAAGCCGGGAAAATGATGCAAATCGAAAATCCGGAAGAACGTAAAGCTTTTGCAAATAACTCAATATTTAGCCGTGAACTGAATGCACAAATCAAAGCCGATGAGCAGGCCAAGCAAAAACAGCTTTATGATCAACTAAAAACAGAAGCTGAAATATCTAAAATTTCAAGTGAAGCATCAAAAAATAATGCACAAGCTGGCGGCTACAACCTGGATAACTCTGGAAAACTCATGGCCAATGCTGACCGGGCGCTGATGATAGGTGCTCAAACCGGCGATCCAATGGCTGTAAAACTCGCTTTAAGTAATGCGTATAAGGCAGGCGGTATTACTCCAGAGCTTTATGATCAATACAGCAAGCAAGTTGAGATTTTAGGAACTGATCCAGCAGCGTTAAAGCAGCTCGCTAGCGGCATTGTTTTTGCAAATGCCAAAGATCCAGCAAGTTTGGTATACACCTCAGCAGACAATCGTCTGGATAATGAAACTGCTGTGGATAACAATGTTCGGGATAATGAAACTGCAACAAGCAACAATATTCGCACCAATCAAACATCTGAAGCTAATAATATTCGAACAACAGAAGCGAGTCGGTATGCTTCGGATGTAAGCGCAACCACAGCAGACAAGAATAGGGCTTTTGAAGATCAGAAGTTGCGAATTCAGCAACAAAAAGGGGAGGTGGTGACAGGTGCGGACGGTAAAAGCTACATCTTTTATCCAAGTATTGGTAAATATGAGCCGATGATTGATGCTAATGGAAATCACATCTCCAAAACAGGGAATAGTTCGGAAGAAGCACAGCGAATTAATCGTGTAGATGCCGTTTTGCCAGAAATTGAAAAGCTTTTGCCTCAGGCAACTGGTAGCTACGCGGGTTCGGCGGCTGATTGGCTGGGTAGGTCAATTGGTGTTTCAACAGAGGGGTCAAAAACCACTGCTCAACTTAAAACACTTTCAGGACAGCTTATTGCCTTAATGCCTAAAATGTCTGGCCCTCAATCTGATAAAGATGTTGCAATGTACAAGGAAATGGCGGGAAATTTAAGTGACTCAACGCTACCAATAGGCGACCGAATGGCTGCACTGCAAACTATACGCGAGCTAAATGAAAAGTATCGAGGGTTAAATACCGCTGGGGGATATACAAGCTCAAGCTATAAGGGCTCATCTGTATCATTACGTGATGTAAAAGCTGCTGCACAACAAGCCGGGGTTTCTACTCCGGAAATGATTAATATTCTAAAAGGGCAAGGCATTAGTATAAAATAAGGTTGTTTTATTTTTGTGCTATATTTCTCTGAAATCAGAGGGATTTCTTATGCAAAAAATATTAATTACAACCTTATTGTTCTTGGGATCAACATTTAGCTTTGCTGAAACACATCAAGTCTATGTTCAAAAAAGTGGACTTGATACGAGTATGTATAATACCCAGCAAACTAGACCAGATTTTAGTCAACTTAATGGTTTGGCCGAAAGGGTTAGAGCGAAGCGAAATGCAAAAAAAGAAGCTGAGCAAGACGCAAAATATACTACTGACTTAATTAATGGGACAAATGGATTAAGAAATATTAGTCCTGAAACCATACTGCCATTAGTTCAGAAATATCCAGAAAAATCTACGCAGTTGTTGGAAATATTGAAAAATCAGGATTAATGCCTGTTCATATTTAACATCATGCAGCAATAATAATTTAAAGCCCGCAATAATACTGCGGGCTTTTTTTATCAGCAGGAAGAAGCCATGAATAGACAGCAGCTCGAGCAATATCTTGGGAACCCTCATGTTCGAAAAATGTTAGATGTTATCGCCTCTTCTGAAGGCGTAAAACATGGATACAACACACTATTTGGCAATGAAAAGTTTAATGATCTGGTTTCTCATCCAAATATACGAAAGCAGTTTAAACAAACCGACGGAAAGGTGAACTATACAACCGCAGCAGGGCGCTACCAGTTTTTAAACAGTACGTGGAATGATGTGGCACGGCAGTATGGACTAAAAAGTTTTTCCCCGATAAACCAGGACTTGGCAGCAATAGCTTTAATTGCTAGGCGTGGCGCTTTAAATGATGTGGTGAAAGGAAACTACCAGTCCGCCATTCATAAACTTGGTGAAGAATGGGCTTCACTTCCTACGTCACGTTACGCCCAAGGAAAACGCTCATGGGGAGATATTAATAAGATGCTTGGCGGAGCTGGAACATCAGGCCCAAATTATTTAGCAAACGATCAAGTAGCAAAGCTTTTTCCACAACGCTCCAAGCAATCAAATCTACAACCAAATTATCTTTCAGATCAGCAAGCCGCTGCACTTTTTCAGCCACAAAAGGCTAACTCCTCCCAACCAAACTACCTGAGCGACGAGCAGGCGGCACAACTGTTTTCAAGGGGTTAATATGGCACAACAATTAACTATAGATCAGATGGTGGCTTTAGCTAAACAATCCCGGACAGGAACACACAAAGATAGTAAGTCTTTAAGTGTTGAAGAGATGGTTAAACTAGCAAAGGCACAAAAACGATCAAACTACACACCACCTGATTTATCAAAAGAGGCTCAACAAAAGGTTTATCGAGAGCAGCTTAAAAAACAGGGTCCGACCCAATTCTGGGAATCCAGTTTGTTAGGGATGGCTGACATCGGCGCGCCTGTAGTACAGGGCTTCTCATGGCTTGGCGATAAGGTCAGTGCTGGTGTTAATGCGGTAGCTGGTACCAACCTTGATACCAATTCTTATGAGCGCGTAACAAAGGGCCTTAAAGAAGCAAATGATGCGCATAATACAGTACGTGAAGGCAATAAGCAGGGCATAGATGTTGTGCGGCTTGGAACCAATATTGCTCTTACTGCGCCTTTAGCAGCCGCAGGCGGAACACTCAAGGCTGGTACCGCATTAAGCTCTGCTGCAGGTCGGGAGTTTTTGGCTCGTAATGCAGCATTGGGCGGCTTGATAGGTGCAACAGGCATTCATGAGAATAATACTGAGCGTGTAAAAAGCATGGTTGCTGGCGCAGCTGGCGGTGCAATTGGTGCAGGAATAGGCCAAAAGGCTGGTGAGGCGATTAATGCATCTGTACGAAAAGGGAAAAATATACGAACAAAGTTTTCTGCTGAGGCAAACTCTCAGTTGATAAGAAGTATAGATAGTAAGCTTGATGATGCATTAAAGCTTCATGGTATAAAGCTTTCAGAGCTAAATGATGATGTTGCGAATAGCTTGCGCGCAGAAGCCAAAAAGATAATTCAATCTGGCAGAGAGCTGAATCCAGAAGCGGTTGCGCGAAAGGCTGTATTAAATAACTTGGGACTTAAGGGAACTAGGGCGCAAATCACTGGTGATGCGAAGCTTTGGCAGCAAGAGGCAGAACTGGCAAAAATACCAGATATTGGCGATCCATTAAGGGAGAAATTTATCTCTGATAATAAGCATCTAGCCTCTCTCCTTGATGAAGCAATTATCAAAACTGGTGGCAATGTCACTGATCAATATGGAGCTATTAAAAATGCCGCAGATGCCTTGCTAGATCAACAATCACAAAACAAAGCGTATATCGGCGCTGCTTATAACGCAGCACGAAATGCGCCAGGTAATGACGTTGTGATTAATGGTGCAGGTCTCGCAAATGATGTATTTACCAAGCTTGATGATGCTGCGCTAATGTCCTCTTTGCCGCCGGATATAGTAAAAAAAGTAACCCAAATTGGTCAAAACCCTGAACTTTTCACACTCAAGAAAAGTGAAGAGCTAATCAAGATATTGAATGATCATTACAAGTCATCTTTGCAAATGGGGCAACCTACCAGTGCAACCAGAGCCTTAGGTATTGTTCGCGAGTCAATTGTCGACAGGCAGCGTGAAGCTATGTCTGGATTGCTGAGTTCTGGCAATGACGCAGCGCAGGCTTATCAGTTCGCTCGACAAGCACATCAATTCAATGCTCAGCAGATTGAAAAAATGCCATTAATTCAGGATGCTTTAAAAGGTGTTGAACCAGATAAGCTATTCAGCAAGCATATTTTAAATGGCAATGTAAACGAGCTAGATCAGACCGTTTCAACTCTGCGAAATATCAACCCGCAAGCCGTGGCTGATATTAAGCAGCAAGTTCTGCAATTTATTTCCAATAAAGCCGTAAATCAAAATGGTCAATTTAGTCCTGCTGGTATGAAGCGAGCATTAGATGGGCTTGGAGATAGAAAGCTTGCTGTTCTGTTTGATGCGGATGAGTTGAAGCGTATTAAAGACATAGGGCGCGCAGGTCATTATCTTGTCACGCAACCCTCGCACTCTTCTGTAAATAACTCCAATACCGCGGCTGGCATGATGAGCTATTTTGGCCGATTCATCAAAGGATTGGGTAATTGGGGGCAACACACCCCTGTGATCGGGAATAATCTTATTCAACCTGTTCAATCTGGAGCTCAAAAGTTTTCTACATCAAGAGCTTTAAATACTGGCGGAATAGCGGGACAGGCTTTACCAGCTACTCAAGCAGAGCAAACCCTTTTAAACCGGCTAATACAGGCGGGACTGATTAGTGGGGCGAATACAGCAACACCTTAGTTTTCCCAAGAATAGCCATTAATTCCACAGTTGCGCTCAAGTGAAGACATTATCTCTTCAGTTGGGTATTGCTTCGAGCGCCAAGCATCAATATTAGCCTGAACAATTGCTCGACAGTTTTTTGGAAGGCCTGATTCGCCATATTCTGGTTTTGAATTGGAGTCTGAGCATCCTGCCACAAGCACGACTGAGATGATAAGTATTCTTTTCATTTTCATTCCTAATACACAACCACCTTCGGGTGGTTTTTTATTGTGAGGTCACAATGTACCCACTTCTTACAAACGTAGTATGCCAGTTCGAAGATTGCAATGGCAAACCATTAGCAGGTGGCAAGGTATTTACTTATGAGGCAAATACCACTACTCCGAAGATTACCTATGCTGATCCAGACGGCAAAGCACCTAATACAAATCCGGTTATTCTGGATCAAGCAGGCCGGGCAAAAATTTATGCTGACGATGGTGCTTATCGAGTTCAAGTCTTTAATAAAGACGGTGTGCTTATCGTTGATACAAACAAGATTTCACGCTATGTCACGCTAACCGAGCTTAATGAGTTCGAAGATGACATTAAAGATGGCTTGAATGAACTGAAAAATGTTAAAGAGACTCTTGAGATTGTAACGACCAGTGTAATTGACGGTCAAAAAGATCAGCCGGGTGGTTTACCGGGATTGAGTGAAGAATCTCTAATAGATGCGACACAGCTCCCCGATGCTACCTTAGCCACCAAAGGGGCAGTCAAACTAAACAATACCTTAACCAGTGACAGTGAAGCTGAAGCATTAACCGCGAAAATGGGGAAAAAGCTGGCAACGGAAAAACTGGCTAAATCCGACCTAGGAAGTGGTGAGGCTCCAATTTATGCTGCTCGAGCATGGGTTAATTTTAATGGAATGACCGGTGCCATCCGAGCTTCTGGAAACATCAAATCAGTAACTCGAACTGGGGTGGGTCGATATGCCATTGTATTCGATAAGGAAATGGCGGATGAAAACTACTTGATCACACCATCGACCACTGCGCGTAGTGATGCAGCTTCATTAAACATGGTCTCTCAAACAAAGACAGGCTTTGAACTCTCTGCATCATACGGGGGCGACAACACTACAGGAAATTACGATCCGCTATATGCGGGCGTAGTTGTGTTTCGTTAGAAAAACTTTTTTTAAAAGAACTATCAGCCCGCCTAGTGTGGGTTTTTTTGCTGGAGAAAATAAATGGCATTAGCAACTCCTCTTTATGCCTTGCGCTCATTTTTTACCGATAAATGCGGCACACCCCTAGCAGGTGGCTTGGTGTATTCCTATGAAAATAACACACTCACCCCTAAAAATACCTATACCGATGCAAGCCTTCAGGTGCCGAATACCAACCCGGTTATCCTGGATGAAACCGGTAAAGCAGATATATTTTTAAGTGGTGTTTATCGCTTCCAAGTATTCAGTCGTGATGGTGTGCTCATTGAAGACAAAAGTGATGTTTTCAACATTGTAGACCTGTCAAAAGTTGCTGAAAAAGAAGTAGTAAATGCACAATTTGCTGCCCAACAAGAGGCGCTTAATACCAAAGCTCCCTTATCCGTTACCACTGAACTTCAGCAGCAAAAAGTCGATAAAACCTATTTCGATACCACGCTGTCCAGCTTTCAAAACGGGGCTATCAAAACATACCCAACCCTAACGGCTGCCAATGCCGACATTGCAAATATTGCACTTAATACCAAAGTTTCAGTTCTGAGCGCAACAGAGGGCGGAGATTATTACAAAGCCTCTGCTGATGCGACGAGTTTAACGAAGAGTGCTTATGATCCATTGACGCAAGCGAAAAATTACATAGACAATAATTTTGGTAAAGGACGTTCTATAATAGCGACTGGTACAGAAATATTATCTTATCAACAAAACGGTAGCTATTATGGTGCAAGCAATACTGTACTCACAGATGCACCATCGGATCGTAATGCATCAAAAGAATTTGTGCTGCATGTTGAATCAATTATTGATTCAGAACGCTACAAAAAACAGACTTATTCTGAAACAGAAACTGGAAAAATTTGGTTTCGAACAATTGATTTACAAAACAATGTTGTGCGTAGAGACTGGGCAAGACAACAAGTTGATGATGCGTCTGTAACAACATTGAAACTCGCAAACAAAGCTGCATCACGACAAAAAATAGCAGATAGCTTTTTATTTAATGAAGTGCTTACAGCAGGCTTATTGTCTGATGCGCGCAAAGACGGCTTGTATTTTGGTACAGCGTCAAACCATACGGATATACCGAGTTCAGGTTTAAGCCCTGCACATACATTCTTCATGGAAGTAAAGGATGTTACAGGGCTGGGTCGCTTTATACATCAAAAAATAACACGGTATCCTCAACTGGATCGAATCTGGGAGCGAGTAGTAGATACTTCCGCAGCAGACCCATCGGTAGCGGTTTGGACTAGACTTGCCTCATTAGGGCCTAGTGCTGTAATTACGGATTATCTTGCTGATGGTTCTGTTACTGCTGCAAAGCTGAGTAATTTATATCGGTACAAAGGCCTTATCGACTCAGGTTCAATTAATAGTGTTGTGAATGATGGGTTTTACTTAGTTGTTAGAGCCACGACAACAGAAAACCCGCCAAACATGAGTGGAAATTATTTTCTAACTATTGAGAACGCAGGGAATAACTATGTAACTCAAAGTGCTGTTCAGCTTACTGACGGGTCGAAAACATCGAGACGCACGATTAGACCTGCTCACAATGTTTATTATGACTGGAAAGCACCCGATGTGGGGCAAGTAAACCCATTCGCAGGTAAAAAAATTGCGTTTCTGGGTGATTCAATCACAGAGTTTGGCAACTATCCGAGTGAAGTTGGCTCGGCATTGGGATTAACTGTATTGAATCTTGGACTCGGTGGTACTCGTATGAGTTATCACGAATTAGAGGGATATGGTGGGTTGTCTGGCTACAAACTTGCAGATGCTATTGCGACAGATGTTTACACGGATATTATCGCTGCCGCTGAGTATTTAAAAGTCAATGCAGGTGATGACAACACAGCAATCGTGAATTTGATTGCAGCAACCGACTGGTCTACAGTTGATTATTTAGTTGTTGGGTACGGAACGAATGATTTTAACGGTGTTAGACCGATTGGCACTTTAAACGACAAGACATCTGATGGTTCAACATTCTATGGTTCAATAAACTATTTTATTGAAACCATTTTAACTGCACACCCACAACTAAAGATTATTTTAACTACACCGATTTGGAGAGCAAGAACGAAATCAGACCCTGATGGACTAAATCCACTTGGATCGGATGCAACTGATAATACAATCGGCTTGTTTGTAAAGGACTATGCGGAAGCTATAAAAAATTCCGCAAATAAGTACCATATCGAATGCTTAGATTTGCATTCAAAAAGCGGAATTAATCACCTGACCGCCGGCAAGTATATTGGCGATGGGGTGCATCCGACAGTTGATGGTTATTCATTACTTGCTAAAAAACTTTCTGGTTTTCTTCGCTCTAGCTTTTAAGCTGTTTAACACAACAAACCACCACCAACCCTGATCTAATTAAAGATCAGGGTTTTTTATTGCCAAAAAATAGGGGGATTTATGACAAAAGGAGAAATCAATGGAGTTCCTTAGTCAAGTTTTAGAGAGCATCAAAAGTCATTCACATATCCTTTTTACGGGAGTTTTGGGTGCGACTTTTGGCTTTCTATTAAGCAAGGAACCGGCTCGAGACCGCTGGATAGGGTTTTTTGCCGGCTTTATTTTATGTGTGGTTTTTGCTGAACCAGCAAGCTTATTTCTTGCAAATGGCAACTACCCCGAACTATTTGGTTTTGTTTTAGGTGCGGCTGGTAAGAGTACAGCTGAAGCATTACTAAGTCTGGCCCGATCAAGAATCCTTGGTTTGGTCAAGAAGGAGGATGAAGATGCTGGTAATCATCAGTAAGACAGCATTGATATTATTTATAGTTTCTTTTGCAATCATGGTGTTCCATCCAAGAATACAACTGCCAAAGCATATTGATTTCCTGTTGATGTTATCAATCTTCTTTGGAGTGGCGCTTTTTGTCAAAGATGACTACACCCCAAGTCCAGCCGGCACACTTTTCTATACAACCGTAAGCATTGTAATCGCACTCTTTACCCGACAACTCTATATCTGGGGAAAAGGTGGCGCACGGCCAAAATTCTTTAAATGGGATAAAGATGATGAACATCGCTCAAATTAAAAAACTTCAAACTGTAGTAGGCGTACATGCTGACGGCATCATTGGCCGAGGCACTTTATCAGCATTGTTCCGTAAACTTGGGGCCAGCAATGCTCGTGCTGAAGAGTTAGCACTGGCTGCAAATGTTCATATGCGAACGTACGGCATCCTGGACAATTCGCTTCGCTTCATTCATTTCATGGCCCAGCTTACGCATGAGTCTGGCAACTTTCGTTATATGGAAGAAATTGCCTCAGGTAAAGCGTATGAAGGCCGAAAGGATTTGGGAAATGTCTATGCAGGGGATGGGATGCGATATAAAGGCCGTGGGCCCATTCAATTAACTGGTCGGGCAAACTACCGCAAATATGGTCAGCAGCTTGGCATTGATCTTGAAAACAATCCTGAGATTGTTGCATTACCAAGTATGGGCCTCATGGTTGCCTGCAAGTTCTGGTCTGATAACGGCTTGAATGCCTTGGCTGATAAAGATGATGTAGTTGCTGTAACTCGCAGGATCAATGGCGGTACCAATGGCCTTGAAGATCGTAAGAAACATTTAGCATTATTGCGGAGCTGGGTATGAAGTTGGTATTGCTGACTTCCTTCTTTCTCTCCGGCTGCACAGCACACTCAATCTCTAATCATGTTAGCGTAACCGTGTGCGTGCAGTGTTTGAGGTGAATCAATCTTCTGCTTCGTAGATCAACATATCATGAACCTTATCTAGTGTATCTTTTTGACTTGTGATTGCAGATTTAAGCTGATTAAAGGCAATTCTATAGGCTTCATGATTCCCCGAATCAATTGATTTTTCCATCCAATCCAGCTTTGATAAGAAAAAATCTCTACGTTCAGCAGTCCACTGCTCAAGCTCTTTTACTGTTGCTTCTGTATTATTGTGTCGATGAAGTAACAAGGATATGCGTTGCGTTATTTTTGGTTTTGACATCAAACTAATTCCATTTTATATTAGCCATTCATCACTGCTTAAGTGGTTTAGCAAAGGTAACCTTTGTTTACGACTTATGACATCGCTTAGATGAAAGGCCCGCACTGCAATTGCGGGCTTACTTATTTAAGCAATTGATTTTCTAAATGACTCAGAGAAGCCATAATAGTAAATTTCTTCCAGATGTTTTGCGTCTTTAGAATATGTGTCTTTAAGCGATTTCTTGAATGAAGTTTCAAGATATTCGCGATATGTTAGAACCTCAAAAGTTCTGTTATAACCATTACTGCGTTTTTGCTGAATATATCTAGCATCTTGCCGGCGATCAAAATATATAGACATAGCAGCCAGATCACTGGCATTAGCTCGCAAAATAGAGTTGTAACACGGCTGTCTATTCAACCAGTTCACTTGCTTTTGTAGCAGTTCAACAGCATCTAGTCCCTTATTTTCACAAATAACCAGATATTCAGTCCAGTTATCATCTATACCAACAACTCTATTTAAAGTTGGGATCTTGCTGCCCCAACAGCCATACTTACTCTTAAATTCTAGTTTTAATGGCTTTCCAAAGAATTTGACTTCAATGTACTTAATATCCCCATCTCTATAATGATCACACATTGCTGTAATATGAAGTGGACTCAATAAAGTATCTTCAGCAAGAGTGATAGCTTCCTGTTTATCAAGTAAGTCTGTAAATTCTTCATAGCCAAAATTTAAAGTGTAGTTTTGGCAACGCTCAAAATAATGATGTAACCAGCCTTCGGCGTAACCTGTGTATTTTGATAACACATAAAGCCACTGATCTTGATATTTAGCTTTGAGATCGTCACGCAATGAAGAAACATTTGGGTAGCGATAATTGCTCATTAGTCAAAATCCCCATTTTCTAATTGCTCTCTCATTTCTAAGGCTGCTTTTACAGACTTTTTCAGATCTTCAAGATTTACCCACTCTACGGCTTTAAATCTTCTAAAATACCTATCATTTGAATATTCTTTTTCAAAGCTAACTTCATCATTTAAAGCATCATATTGGCGCAATGTAGCAGCTTGTCCACTTTCCAGATTTTTAAACGCTAAATCAATTTCTGATTTTTTATAGTAGCAATAAGTTTCATTATGAATATCAGTGAAAACTGCATACTTTTCCATTTTAATTTCCTCGCTTAGATGAATTTAATCAAGAATTATCGGGCTGCAATCCCTATCTCGATAACCCTATATTGAATCCATTTGGATTCATTGTCAATATATTTTAATTAGATTTTCGATAATTTTTTTCCGGTCATTTACTGAACTTTTCAGTTGTTCAACTACCCAATCTTGCAACTCTTGATCTCGATTGATCCAGTTCTGAATTGTTTTTCTATCAACCGGTTCACCATTCTTGTTAACTAGGATCTTGGCGAACTGATTAGCAGAGTAGTGCTCACCAAACAGTGCAATTCCAAATTCATGTATTTTCATAAAGCTCTCTTAATTAAATGGCATGTATCCCCAGATTGCAGATATTACTGAAACAGAGAACCTTTTAAAGTTATTAACAACTTGTTCTTCACTCATCTGGTTAATAGTTGTTGCATCTTCTGGAGTAACGGTTAAAACACGTTTTACATCATCAAACTTAGCAGGAGAAGTAGCTCTATTAAAAAAAGCACTGATAACAGCCTTAAACGCTTTAACTGCATATTCGCTTTCAAGTTTGATGGCGATATAAATTTCTTTAAGTACCGCAGCGAAGGTTACGCTATAACTATCACCCTTGCGAACTGTGTCGCGGGTAATTTCGTGTGCTACCTTGAAGATTTCTTTTTGAGTAACGATTAATTTATTGAATTTCATGGCATATCCCCTTGGGCTTGACTAGAGCTAATCTCCTGTCTATGTATATATTATGAATCCGTATGGATTCATTGTCAATATAATACCAACCCTTTACGATATATTTTTTAACCTCCCGACGAACGGTTAACAAACCCCGCCAACTTCATAAAACTCTGATGGCTCTTGTTCCGAAAACCACGGATTATACCGTAATGCCCACCCCGGACTTTTCTTGTACGGCTTGGCTCGTTTGATCATTTGCTCAATGTAGAATTGTTCCCAAGGTTTCATTTCTCAGCCCAGCCATCAACCATGTCAGCCCAGTCTTGCATCATTTTCCTACGGTCACTCAGCCATTTTGCATGATCATATGTAGCCTTAACTTTATCACCCTTAACATGGGCAAGCTGCAGCTCAATCCAGTTTGAATTGTAGTTCGCTTCGTTTAGATCTGTAGACGCTGTGGCCCTAAAGTCATGCATAGTGATATGGCCTAATCCCATATTGCGAAATGCCTGATTTAGTGTTGTAGGCCCGATCATGGATTCATTTTTTACCCCGGGGAAAATATAAGGACTATCAGGGTAGGCAGCAAATTGCACTTTTAATATCTCTATTACCTGATCAGATAAAGGCACAATATGGATTCGGTTCTTTTTCATGTTGCGCTTGCCTGCTAGAATTTCTGATCTGGTTGCAATTGGAATGGTCCAGGTGCGAGCATCAAAATCAATATATGACTTTAAGCCTCTGCGAATTTCAATTGTTCTCAACATTGTATAGATAAGTGCTTTAAGTGCATTTCTGGTACTAATTGAACCGTCATACTTGCTGATGCTCGGCATAATTTTCTTACGGTCATGAGAGCTGATGGGCTGAGCATTCTCAGTTTCAGGTGCATGAATATAGCCACGCAGCGCATAAGTAGGGTCGTTAGTTAGCCTGTCCGAAATAATTGCATATTGCATGACTTCGGCAATATTTTGCCTAACCAGAATGGCCTTATTCTCACCAGTGCCTTTCCCAGACTTCAGCACTCGCTTGACTGCATTGTCCATAATGTTTTTAACATCAACAGAGGTAACATCCTTAATCGGCTTATCTCCGATGACTGGAAAAATATCCACTTCGTATGATAGCTGTCGAATGTAAAGCCAGTTTTCCGACTTCGAGTTTTTCTTATGTTCACAGAATTCTTTTGCAATGGATCTAAAGGTTTCTTCCTGGGCTTGCAAGGCTTCTAATCTTTCATTTTTCTTAACTGCAGCAGGGTCAATATTTTTAGCAAGTTGCTCCCGGAACTCATTAGTTTTAATTCGGGCATAGGACAGACTAATTTCTGGGTATTGCCCAATGGTCAGCATTTGCGGTTTATTGAGGAAGCGATAACGAAAGCGCCAGAACTTTTTACCTGTCGGGCGTACTTCCACACATAAACCAGAGTGGTCAGCAACTCTATAAGTTTTTTCTCTTGGTTTTAATTGTTTGATTTTTAAGTCGTTTAACAT